CTGGCTGGGCTCCCGCCCCCGCCGAAGGTAGCCAGCATTGATCTTTTGAAGGCTGTCAAGAAGTTCGGGTTCAACATGAATCGTCTGGCTTACATAGCCCCACTTCTTAAGGTAGGTGGTAAGATGAAGCACCAAGGATTTAATCTTTGGAAAGACGTTCTCGCTGGAGAGCCGAAGGCTCAGGCAAAGATGATGAAGTATTGTATTCAGGATGTTCGTATCACTGATAAACTTTACTCTAAGATTCGTCCCTTCATCACTACTCATCCTCAGGTTAGGAACGGTGACGAATGTCCTGCCTGCACGAGTAAGAAGACTCAAAAGCGTGGCTTCCGTGTCACTCGCTGGTTCAAGATACAAAGAGTACAGTGTCAGAACTGTGGCCATTGGTTTGAAGGTACTCGACACAAGGTCGCTCCGACCGCTGGCGTAGCTCAGGTTAAGGCAGTAATAAATGGATAGGGAATTTGCAAAACAATTGGCGGATTATTTTACAGGGCCTGAACTCATCGACCTTCTTGACGTACCTATGGACGATCTTGTCGGACTTCTTGAAGACTTTATCCTCGACAAAGAGAACGAACTCAAAGAGTACATCCAGTATGGGAATTAAAGCTGTGTCAACAGACGAGGCGACCTCTCCTCTAGACTTACAGGTAGGCGGTTCTCACTATAAGATGTATAGTATTCAGCCTATTGAATACGCTATGGCAAATAGTCTTAATTACTGTCAAGCCAATGCAATAAAATATATAACCAGATACAGAGATAAAAACGGCAAGGAGGATTTAGAAAAGGCCATTCATAACATTCAAATACTAGTTGAACTGGAGTATGGAGAAAAGAATGAACGATGACACAGATTACATTACTATTAATATTGACAAATGGAGCGACGAAGAAGTTCTAACAAACTTCTTTAAATTCTTTCCACGAGTTGCACAGACTACTGAACTAATTGAGAATGAGGATGGTGTCGTCGTAGCTCAAGTGTTAGTTACTATCTCAGGGAATAAGATTGTTTTCTCTGAGCCAGAAACTCTTGAGTGGCCTTTGGTTAAACTTGAATCCCCGGAGGACGAGATTGTTGCAACATTCCACTAAGTCCTCTCCATTTCCTGATCAATTTTCTGAATTTATTTATAAGTCAAGGTACGCCCGATGGCTGGAGAACGAAAATCGTCGCGAAAATTGGTGGGAAACTGTTAGCCGCCTTACTGAATANTATCAGGATACCGCTAACTGGTCTGAGACAGAATATGCNGAAGTCCACAAGGCGATCTACAACCTAGAAGTACTTCCCTCTATGCGGGCCTTGATGACAGCAGGCCCTACGCTTGATCGTTGTCACGTCCCAGCTTACAACTGCTCATATTTACCAGTGGACAGCCCCCGTAGCTTTGACGAGGCGATGTACATACTTCTTTGTGGGACAGGTGTCGGATTTTCTGTAGAAAGTAAATACGTTGACCAACTTCCCCGAATCTCTGAACAATTTGAAGACACTGACACCGTTATTCGAGTTGCAGATAGTAAAGAGGGATGGGCTAAAGCCCTACGAGAGTTCGTATCCTTACTTATTGCTGGTCAAGTTCCTAGATGGGACGTCTCAAAGGTTCGTCCTGCGGGAGCNAGACTTAAAACCTTTGGAGGACGTGCTTCAGGCCCCGAACCTCTGGAAGATTTGTTCCGCTTTGCAGTCAATCTGTTTAAGGGGGCGGCAGGTCGCAGACTAACAAGCCTTGAGTGCCACGACTTGATGTGCAAGATTGGTGATGTCGTCGTAGTAGGCGGTGTCCGCCGCTCTGCCATGATTAGTTTGTTTGATTGCACTGACGAAAGGATGAGCACCAGTAAAACAGGTGCCTGGTGGGAGTCAAACGGTATCCGTCGTCTAGCTAATAACTCAGCAGTCTATGACAACAGGAAGCCTGACGTCGGCTTCTTTATGAAAAAGTGGAAGGAATTGTATGACAGTAAGTCAGGAGAGCCTGGAATTTTCTCAAGATACGCTTGTCAGAATATCGTTGCTAGAAATGGAAGACGAGACCCGTCGTTTGACTGGGGAACTAATCCGTGTTCAGAAATTATCTTGCGACCTTTCCAGTTCTGTAATCTTACCTCGATTACTGTCCGACCTGAAGACACCCTTGAGTCTCTTAAACGAAAGGCTCGCGTCGCTTCAATCCTTGGAACGATTCAATCGTCATTTACGGATTTCAAGTATCTAAGAAAGAGGTGGAAGGAAACTTGTAACGAGGAACGTCTTCTCGGTGTATCTCTTAACGGGGTCTGTGACAACCTACAGCTTCTTAGTGATTCGTCGATACTTAATGAGCTTAAAGAGGTAGTCATCAAGACTAATGTCGAATGGGCAGATCGTCTTGGAATTGCCCGGAGTGCTGCCGTGTCGTGTGTAAAACCAGAGGGCACGGTCTCTCAGTTGGTTAACTCTGCTAGTGGTTTGCACACTCGTCACAGTGCTTATTATCTTAGAACTGTGCGAGCGGACAACAAAGACCCTCTCACGACATTTCTCAAGGAACAAGGAGTCTACTGTGAACCAGACGTGATGGCACCAACCAGTACTACAGTGTTCTACTTTCCGATCAAGTCACCAGAAGGAGCAGTAACCCGTGACCAACAGAGTGCTATCGAAGCCCTTGAGCTTTGGAAACATCTTCAAGACCATTGGTGTGAGCACAAACCTTCGGCTACTATCAATGTTCAAGAACATGAGTGGCTGGATGTGGGAGCATGGGTATATAAAAACTTCGACGTACTGTCGGGTGTGTCGTTTCTGCCTCAAGATGGAGGATCATATAAACAAGCACCTTACCAAGCCTTGAGTGAAGAAGACTGGAACAAATGGGTAGAAGATCATCCGCAGCCTAATATTGACTGGGACGATCTTAGATTTTATGAAACAGAAGACACTACAACAGGCTCTCAAGAGTTCGCTTGTGTCGGGTCATCGTGTGACGTAATTGAAATACTGGGAGGGGTCAGTGCCAAAAGCGGGTTGGACGAGCAAGAGGACTAAGGCTTGGCCCGAGGGTCATAGGGGCTGCAATGTTTGTGGGGATGTAAAACCTTTAGAAGAGTTTTGTGTGTTTCCTAAAGGTGCTCGGGGGCGCTATCCTCAGTGCAATGAATGTAGAAAACCTATCTCAAAGAAACAGTGGCAACAGAAGTCATACAGGAAGAAAATATTTGACAGGTGTAAAACTCGTGCCACTAAGAAAGGTCTGGCTTTCAATTTAACTTTAGAAGATATACCAGAAATTCCAACTCTGTGTCCTGTACTACTTATTCCTATGCAGGTTCCTTCTCTAGACCGTATTGATAGCAAGAAAGGATATGTTAAAGGCAACATCCGTATTATATCAAACAGAGCAAACATACTTAAAAATAACGCAACAGTCGAAGAATTAACTTTGGTCCTTAAAGACCTAGTCGCTATAGGAGTAATGCAAGATGGATGATGATACAATCACTATCTCTCGTGAACTGTACAAGGAACTAGTAGAAGACGTTCGATTTCTCAGGTGTCTCGAACATGCCGGAGTTGACAATTGGGACGGATATGAATTTGCACAAGAGGAGTACGGTAACGATGCCTAATGAACAACAGCCAGGTGGTATTGATAACGAAAACGTAACCTATCTTTTCGGTAAGGATGTACACGACGCAATGAACGAAGCGGAAACGCCTTACTTGTTCGATGACACGGTAAACATTCCACAGAATGAATACGAAGACCTACTAGAGGACTCAGCGTTTCTTGAGTTCCTTGAAGAAACGGTTGGTCCTTCGGTGTGGTCTAGCGCTTGTGAGGCCTTCGAGAAGTGGAATGAAGAATCTGACGATAACGAATAATTCTACCTACAGATAGTAGATACAAGAAAACCTTCTCTAGCTTACGGGCCGGAGAAGGTTTCTTTTTGTCTTGGTTACTGGTTACATCCGAGTCTTAGTTTCAAATATCTTTGTTATGTCGCGAGCGTATTCGCGTAGTCGTTCCATCTCGTGAACCAAGCCTTCCATGCTGTGAGTCATTTTCTCCATCGCTTCTTTGTTAGCACGAAGCTGCTCACTCATCATAATCATTGAATAGTTATCTTGAAGAACTCCTGACACAACTTCCGTCTTAGCAGGGTTAGAGATATCCTTCTTACCTTTAGAGATGCCAGCGAAAATAGCCCCAAGAAACAAACCAGCACCTACAATAAAAGGGATGTAGTCAACAAAATTACCCATTGACTTTAGCTCCCTTTGAGAATTTTATAGTCCCTCGCAGCCCTAAATCCTGAGAAACAGTCAGCAGCAAACAACCAAGAATATGTGATAAGACCGAATGTCGCTGGTCCTTGTGCCAGTGAGAATACTATGTTACTTACGACGAAAGCACTTAGTGCGCTCGTAATCATTCGTATCATCGGTGTTTGTTTCCAAGCCCCGTTGATGTAAAGTGCGATAGCACGAGCAACACCTACTACGACTGCCAAAAAGCAAAGAACAAAAGCCGCAACATCGTGAGAGAAGAACCACTCCATCGTGTGCAGCATGTGGTTATTAAGTGGTGCAGTCTCCGTGTTAGTGAAGACCTCAGGATTAATTAGTCCTTGTAACCCCCACGTAATGGCCCACCCAGCCATGCCCCATTCTATAGCCCTGGCCTCGAAGTGCTTCCTGAAAGATTGTATCAGTATCATCTGTTTCGACTGGCGCTTGGTGCTGGTGCTTCAGCTACTTCTACTCGGCCAGTCTTTGTATCGACGGGGACAACACTAGGAGTACTCAGGCTGTCGCGAGAAGTTCCTTTAGCCTTGTCAAAAGAGCGCATAGCCCCTACGCCGAGCATGGACATAACAAGAGTCATTAACTCTGTGCTATTTGGTGTCGGCATACTTCCGACGTAGCCGTTAGCACGCGCTACAAACTCAATGAACGGTGCAAGAACAAAGTTATATCCTAGACCGGCAGCGCCAATCCACCCAATAGCAGGACGCCAGCCAGCGACGAACACTGAGGCGTGCTGAGCCTCGGTTTTATTGACTTCGATCTGACCCATCAACTCTTCGTGGTATCGTTGATCACTTTTATCAACCAGTTCTTGAAGCTTGAGTTCAATCTCTCGTTTTTTATCTACGTCAACAACGACTTCACTTACTATGTCTTTGATAGGACTAATGAGGTCCCCAAGAATACTACCTAGAATACCCACTACAGGTCCTTTCTGATGTCAACAGTCTTACCCTTAGCGTAGACAGGTTTGTAAGATGGTTTAGCTACGGGATAGATACGAACAAGGCCGTCGTTGCTCCACCTGCCGTCGAAGAACAAGTCCCGTTCTTTCAAGCGACGGGCCGTGACTTCCTTAGGAGACACCCAGTTCATAAACTCTTTACGAGACCGGGATATGTCGCCTTTGTTAAAAGACTTTACCCAGGACGCCCTCTTGATTGCCCCTGTGTTGTAGTGGAACGACAGCGCAGCAGCAAGTTGGTGTTCGTTTAAAGGTTCTGTAAAGGCCTGTAAAACAGCAGGAAGATACCTTTGCTCCACTAACCACTTGAACACCTCCACAACTCTCCCTACGGTCTGTGGGGCGTCCTTGTAGCGACCTACCTTATGCCCTGACGCGTCAGTTACACCGATACCCCAGGTCCATATATTCTTCGAGTCTTTGTAGGCTTCGAGGACAATACCTTCGTGATCAATCAACTCAAGAAGCGCCCTCTTAGTCAACTGTTCAGGCCCTATGGATGCCGGGAGTGTCTCTGGTTTAGGAAGACTTTTAAGGAGGTCAGTCACATCTCTGACAAACTCCTCAAGGATCAGCCTTAGTTGATCTTCATTCATTATTCTTCCTCGATCTCTAATATCTCAAGCATGTCGGCCTTTGCATCCTTACGGGCGTCGCGGCGAACACTAGAAATTATATCACGTTTTTCTTCAGTAGAAAGAGACTTCCACGTTGGCTGAGACACTTCTTCTTTCATATACTCTTTTGTGTAGGTGTTAATCCTATTAGCCCACTCGGCTTGAGCCTTATCATCTAATTTGACAATGCCATCCTCAACAGAAGCATTGGCGTATTCTCCGTCTTTAGCCTCTTTCATTTTAAAAGTCTCAGGAGCCTCCAACTCTCTTTCATAATCAAGACTGGCGCTCTTATAGTTCTGAACACCAACCCCAAACGTAGAAGGGAGGGCCATA